CCGCCTGTTCGGCCGTCATACTTTCACCGGCCAACTTGCGGGATTGAACTAAAAAGCGCTCCCACTGGTTCGCGACAATTCCAAGCTGCAGCCTAACATCGTCCGCATTAAAGCGCTCAGAATGTAAAACCCTAATTTGTGATTCGCTGTTGTTGACTGCTGCCGTAATTGTGTTGTTGCACACCACGCGAACACTGGTAAATTTTGCAATGGTGGCCATTGTCCCGTCGTATGACGTGCCAAGCAAAACATAAGGGCGCACTGTGTCACCCTCAACGATGTCCGCGCCCTCGCTCACTTTAGCAAGCGCCCAAACCCTCCGGCCATAACTTAACGCGCCGGCCGTCTCCATTGTGAACCCGCCAAGATCCACAAGCTTACTAAAAAACCCCATTACCTCCGAGGGTTGAACCACGTTATAGCCTTGGGAGACTACAGCTAACGGCGCGCCGGTGTCGCTACGGTGTAACACTTTACGATCAGGCCATGCTTGCGGAGCACTGGTGGCCGGTGTATTAAATAAAACGGGGCTCTCTAATACGTCATAAGCAAGGCCGGCCTGTTGTGTCCATTCCTGAATTGTCGCGCCCGCTGTCAATTGCTGCCCTAGCTTATGCCATGGTGCAAGGCCTGAATAAGCAATTGCTGCGTTGCCTGTTGTTGTGTCAATCATGTGTGCCATTACGCTATCCTTTCTGAGTTAATAAAAACCGGTTTTTTGTGCCGGTGCTTGAATTATACATACTTTTTACACTTTGCACGTTTTATTTACAATTATTTTCAAATTATCCGTAATTGTCCAAAAACCACCACACTAAAACCAAAATAACGATTAGTCCAATTATCACGGGGCCCCCAATTCTAGGCCGCAATCGCCCGCGATATGGTGGCGCAAAAAAGATCCATGCGGGAGAGTCCGCACAAATTCGCGAAGCGCTGCCGCATCATTAGCCGCGCCGTTTTTTCTCGTGTTGTGCCATTGAATAGCCGTCGGGCCGCTTGCAGCGTAGCAGCCGCCTTTTTCATCTTTTCCAACTTTCTTTTTTCCGGTGCCATGCGCAACAAATACAACGACAAAATCACGCACACCACGTGCGCACAATGGCCGGCCGCCGCCGCACTGTTGGCAGCTGAAATTGTCGGCCAATTCTGCGGGACAACGGGCAAATTGTACGCCGTGGATTTTACGCGGCCATTGATCGGCCGATTCTAGGGGCGCAGCATATACAGCGGGCCGGCCTAATTCTACGGCGCGCACTGCTTCGGCCGTTGTGTCACAGCTCGCATTTATCACTGTTTTATTTGGCTGAGGGAGCGGGAGCGCTTCGGCCGCAAAGTGTGAATATGTCCAAGCTTGACCACCACGCGGGACGCTATCAAAAACGGCCTGCAGATAATCGCTATCAATCTGTGATGTGCCGGTTTCACTTTTAGGGTGAAGGCTGCAGCTTGTCGGGCACGTGCCATAGGTTTCATGTTCGCCGCTGCGATAAGTAACTGCTATTGGGCCGGTTTTGCTGTTCGCGCTGATTCTGACTGTTTTTAACATTTTCTCTATCCTTTCTGTTGTGAGGGGCCTAGTATATCAACTTTTACGGCCTTTTGTGTGTGATATTTTTTTGTTTTTTTCTGTCTTCTAACAATTAAGGGCATGCTGTTTTCGTCCCATGGCATAACCAAAAAGGGCAAGTCATCGGCCGACATAACGCGCATAAAGTCACGAGCGCGAACAAGCGAAGGGAAAGAGCGAACGACATTAGTCGAATCGGGAAAGCAAACGTCGTATTTGTAAATTGGCATTTTTCTATCCTTTCTGTTAATCGTCGCGGTCGGTGTTGAACTCAACGCGCGGATATTCGTCTTCAATAAAGCTGTCGTCAACATGAGCAAGCCCTAAACGGGTACCGGCATCCCAAATTATGATGGGCAAATCTTGCGGCAAATCAGCGAGCGCAGCCGACAATTTGCCAACTGTCATTCCCTTGTCAGCGCGAGCAAATTTAAGCGCCTGATTCCAAACCTCCCATGCATCAAAAATTGACGTGTAAATGTCCGACATAGAATCATAAAAAGCGCGGCTGCTGCGCTCTTCAGATGTCACAGTCAAAAAGCGGATCACCTCATCGCGAGGGGCACTGGCAACGGCATTGTCGTATGCCTCTAAAAAAGCCCGTTGTTCAATAGTCAACTTTTTCATCTCTCTATCCTTTCTAAATTTCAATTCATTTTCTTCCAACTGTTTAATCTCCCACATGCGGTCGATTCGAGTTAGAGCGTCATCTACTGGTTTCATCTCTCTATCCTTTCTAAGCACCGGATCAAGCACCGGCATCGCCAGTATAGCAAGGTTTCGACACCTTGCAACACTTATTTACATTTATTTTACTAAACCTAGGGTTTCCTCTAGTTCCCCCCAAGGCATGCCACGCGAAGGCCAACAGCGAAAGGGTTCAAGCTTTATGCCCTCTGCAGCCAATTTCATAGCATCGCTCCCCTGATATAGGCGAATGGTCGAGGGACGTAGTGTATTACCGGCATCAAGAACAAGAATGTAGGCAATTTGATGTGGTCGCAGCCCAACTTTCAAGCCCTTGGCCACCACTTTCAATTCCATCAAAACAAAACATTCCCCGACACCCACCAACATGTCAGGAATGCCAAGGTTGATACGATTCTCAATACGCTCAACAGAGCAATTGACAAGGCCGGCTTTCACCCTAGCCGAAAATCTAGCTTCAGGTGTCATCTGATCCCCCCAAACCTCGCTCAAAGATGTCAAGCGGAGGCTGCTCCACTCCCGCGTCGAACTCGGGATCCTTTTCTCTTGCTGCACTTTCAATCACCACTCCCGTGTCCGCATCGATCAAGGCAGTGGGTGGAGGCCCACCATACAGCTTTTTAAGCTCGTCAAGCTTGCGCTGCACCTCTTCCTTGCTCATGCTGTCAATTGTGCCGTGGCGGATCTCTTTGCGCTCCACATAGATCGTTCCCAAGGCTTGGCCCCTACGATACTCTGCTTGGACGGCTGCTGCAAATGCACCGGCATCCAAAGCTTTGTCGCGAATGATCTGCAAATCGCGCATATGGCGCTCGTAAGACGTGTTGTACTTGGATGCCAAATCAGCACGATAGGCTTGAATGGCCGCTACAACGTGCGGATTGATGTCAGGGTGGGTAAGCTTCCATGCCATGACAGAAGCGCTGGTGGCCTTGTATCCGGCCCTTATAGCAGCCTCTTTCATGGTTACCCGCCCATCCCCACTCACAAGCTCGGTAACAAAGGTCCATTCCTTGGCTGTTAGCTTGCGACGCTGCTGCCGCAGCGGGGCCACTTCGGTTGACATTCTTTTCTGTGCCTTGTCAGGCATGACAGGGGGAACATTCCAAACGTCTTTCTTGGCCATTAGCTGATTCTCCACAAACGCCAACCATCGTCCACCTTGCGCAGCGTGAACACCCATTTAGGCTGATGCACTCGTGTGAAGCGAAGGGCAGCGACACGGCAACTCTCGGCCTGCTTGCGCACGCCAAACAGGATGCTATCGCCCGCCTCCATCTCACCAAAAGGGTATTTGGATCGATTGGTTGGCAGGGCTATTCCCTGATCAATATGTACCATCATTAACTCCCGTAAAAGAACTACCACGAGTATAACGAGTGTCAACCCAAGAGTCAAGGCCAAAAGCAAATCAGGGCTCCCTATAGAACTTTTGGAGGGTGTAGTGTGTTTTTATTTTTTCACTTTTCATCTCGCGGAGCCCCCCTGAAAATATTACATTGAATCTCTTGCCGTAATTTGCCGAATGCTCGTAACGTATTGATTTCATTGACTCCTTACAGCATTACGTCTATTACGTCAAATCTCACAAAAATAAAAATAAAAACACCTCTTACCCCTAAAAGGTCTATAGCACCTAAACCTTAGTATTACTTTTTGCGCCATTTTTCCCCTTTTTGACCCTCGGTCCGCGGTCCCCGATCCCTCCACCCCTAACCACTGTACATTTAAACAGCCCTACACTAAAACCCCAAAACCTAGGGAAAACCCCTAGGAAATAGTACATTCAACGTAATTGACCTAACTAGATAAAAGCATGATAATAACCACGTCTACTTAGACAAACACCATTAACAAAGAAAGGATAGTGACATGGGTAAATTACCATACAAACCGGATAAACAGATCGAAGAGATCATGGACAATGCGCAGACTTTGCTTAACTTTTGCGGAAATACTTTTGCAAAACCATCGGAAGCTTGGTACGCGTGCCTTGTCTCCTCAGCCATTCTGACTGCAGAATTAGACGTACCCGTTGAGGTATTTTTGGAGGGCTTTGAGCATGCGTACAAGGATGCTGTGAAGGCCAAAGCTAAGACAGGACCATCTTATGATCACTAATGCGCATGAATTCACCTCTGTGAGCGGCACAAACGGGCGTGTAACGCCGTTTAACACGGGCAAGGTACAAATAGGGCTGCTGTATCAGCCAAAGCCTCCTGAGATGACATCGTCTGAG